CTATTTTCGTGTGTTGGGAAGGGCGTAAGTGAGCTTAACTTCTTGGGTGACAATATCCCTTGGTCCTTTTGACCTGTCGAAGAAAAACCAAATATTGAATTTACGTTCTGTTGGCCAAGTATCATGCATCAGTGAGTCCCATCCCAAGTAGGATGCAACATTGTTTGCGACGGCTAGCTTTGCCTCAGAAGTTGCTTTACCTTGATAAGCGCACATGACCGCACCTAGCAAAAAATCTGCTATCTGAATATGTTCTGACGCCTTTGAGTCTTTACTTACTACGCTTTTGATAATATCTTTGCGCCCAAACCTACGTGCCAAAGTGTGGTTGGTGATTACATGGAATTCCTCATCAGCTTTTTTGTAGCGGGATGGTAATGGATCTACTTCAACACGAAACTCACACTCTCTGTCGGGGTGGGCTTTGATGACATTGCCAATTTTAGTCTCTATTAGCTTGCCAAAATGCTTACGCATTGCAAGATCATAGTCGCCACCGTGGAAAGATTTTTCTACCTTCGACTTTTCCACGACTATGCAATGAAAAGCTAGCCAAGGGTGTTTGAAGAAGGTCTCGATTAAATCCTGATAGAATGCAGCGTTACGCTTGGAATGAGCTTTCTGCCATTTAATTTCATCGCTACAGTTATGTTTCTCACGAAGTTCGCGGACAATACGCGTAAAATCGCCACGCCTCTGGTATTTCATCCATAAGCTACCAAATCCATAAAATCGCTGACCATCTATCCCTGATTCATCGCAGGCGACATGCCAAATCAGCTTTCCAGGATCGTTCGATTCCATGTTTACCCTTCATGAATGGATATTAGACGTAAGGTTATGATTTAACCACATTCTTAACGGGTTGATAAGGATAAGATTTGATTTCCATTGAGGATGGAGCCGTGTTGAAAGTGCTGGTGGGGTTTTGGCTAGCCAGAAACGCAAATCCGCGCACGGGTTTGCATGAGCTCCCGTGGAGTGTTTCATCGTCCTAGCAAGTATTGATCCGGATCGCTACGATTGCTACAGGTGCATGAAATCCACCACATTAAGAGGGCTGACGTGGAAGGAATATGAAAAACAATCTTATCAACGGCTCGGAAATGTCTAGATTATCCGTGGCGATTCAGCCAGCAGGCTTTGCCTGAAGTCTAAATTTATTTGGCTCACTAGTTTGCATAGCGGGCAGCTATGCAAAGCTAGGAGTCTGTTGCTGTTGCGGCTGACTCTATCCTATTTAGGGCTTCAAAAATGAGTTCGTCTAACCGATAAAGGCAATGGCTATAAGGTAGTTCAGTTATTGGGTGAATCCAACCTTGTTGTCTAAGGTAATTGATGGCCGAATTCGTATCTGAGTAGCCCTTGTGGCCCCTTCGTAGCTCATAGACAAAATATTTATAGCGGGGGGCTATGAGGGGCCATGCCAGTATGAAATTTTCAATAAACTTTTCTTGGATTCTCTTGATTTCCTTGCTCTCAATCTCTTGTTTGCGGGCGAGTTCTTTTCTTAATTTCCTCCTTTCTATGAATTTTTCGAGCTTGAGATACATCCAAGCTACTAGTTCAAAGGTTAGAGTTTCCGCAATAAGTGAAAACAAAATCGTTAGAGCAAAATGCGCTGCATAGGAATACCCCGGCAAGTCTTGTTCAGTTAGAGGCGCAATGTCCTTAAGTATTGGGAGTATAAAGCGGATAGAAAGGACAATTGCTACAGAGAGGAATCCATACCTAACAGCCGTCTTTGTCGAAATGGGTGAAGCCAGAATTTTCCACAAACTTTCAGGTGTTGGCATTTTTTATCCCTATCTGGTCACCTGATCTTAGGTGGACGCTAAGTGGACACTGGACATTAAAAAGGGGCTACGTTTTCACGTAACCCCTTGTTATATTTGGTGGAGCTGGCGGGAGTTGAACCCGCGTCCGAAATTCCTACATACCATTTTTACACTAATAAAAACATATATTTACTTTTAAAATCATCACGTTATTGTTTTTTGTGTTTGTCGGGTTTTATATGATTTTAAGTCTCTGCCGCCAAAGTGCCGCCATAAATTAGCGGTTCCAGTTGAGATTGTGAAGCGGGTTTTTTGTCACTGCATCTTCCAAGTGGTCAGGTGCAAAGTGGGCGTAAACCATCGTCATTTTTATATCGGCGTGGCCCAGAATATCGCGCAGTACCAGTATATTTCCGCCGTTCATCATAAAATGACTGGCGAATGTATGCCGTAGCACGTGGGTGCATTGGCCCTCAGGTAAATCAATACCAGCCCGTTTTACCGCGCGCTCAAAGGCTTTTCTGCATGGAGTGAATAACTTCCCTCGATTTTTAGGAAGCTCGTCATACAGGTCTTTTGATATCGGCACGGTTCGGTTTTTCTTGCCCTTAGTTTTGGTGTAGGTGATTCGGTATTTTGACAACTGGTGTCCCTGTAGGTTTTCGGCCTCACTCCATCGCGCGCCAGTTGCCAGGCATATCTTTGCAATCATCAGCAGGCTGGGACTTTGAGAATCTGCACAGGCATCCAGCAGGCGTTTAATTTCTTCCGGTGCTAGGAACGCCAGTTCACCCTCTGCGATCTTGAATGTTGGTAGCCCTGCGAGCGGGTTGGGTGCTGACCAGTGGCCCAATTTTTTCAGCGTGCCAAAAACAGATGATAGGTTGCGCTGCTCAAGGTTTACCGTGCGGGGCTTAACTGGCGACATAAGCACGCCATCTTCATTTTTGACTTCACCTTTTAAGCGCGCCTCACGGTATTTTGTAAAGTCTCCGGCTGTCAGTTCCGAAGCAATGGGATCGCCCAGGCCATTACAAATAATGCTAAGTTTTGCCATAAGGCGCTTAGGGTCCGCGAGTGTTTGTCCGTAAAGCGAATGCCACTGTTTAATCACTTCTGACAATTGCCGCCGATCATCCTTTTCACCTAACCATGGCTTTTTGTTTACTTCATCCATTGTGAAGTTTTCGAACGCTATGGCCTCGCCTTTTGTCGCAAACTGCTTACGCACCCGTTTACCATCACGTCCACTTGGGTAGCATTCGCACAACCATTTTCCGTTTGGTTGTTTTCTGATGGTCATATTTAAACACTCTTAATTGATTTAATAGCGCGCCCAACAATTTCAATGTCGTCCAAAGAGCATTCAAAAGATGAGTCACCTTGTTGAACGACTAAGCGGTTGCCAGGTATCCGCGATAGTTTTGCAATCGTTTTTATTCCATCAATATCTACGAGCCAAACACCATTAACGGGAGGTGTTCCGCTACGGTCAACGAGGTAAGAGCCATCATCAGTATGGATAAGTAATGGGTTCGTCATGTTGTGCGGTATCAGGCTGTTATCCAATATGACTTTCCCGTGATCCACCAAAGCGCCACCATCTAGCGTGGCTTTATCAATCTCAGGAGCTACCACCTCAGATAACGGTTTGATGTGAGATGGGTTCACAAAATCAAAACTTTTTTCTTGCCCATTACCATCATTTTTATCCCCTTGCCCAGTTGTAAGCCAAAGCAACGAAACACCTGTTTCGAGGGCGCACTGTATTACCCATTCAGCAGGGAAACTATCGCGTAAGTACCTGTTTGCCATTGTGCTTTTTGATACGGATAGATGGTCGCACAGCTGTTGCCGGGAGCTAAAATTGTAAGCCTTAATCAGCCTGTTTATTGCGTCACGGCCTCCGCTGTCGTTGCCAACCTTTATTGATCTCATAAGCAAAACCCTTGACGTATAGAAAATGCGATCTTAATATTCATTCAAGGTTTGAAAAACAAACCCCAACCATATAAAACGAAACCAAACTAAGAGATACTGCACCATGAGCACTGAAATTTCAATTCGTGTACCAAAAGTGATAGCCACTCCTGCTGAGTTCGCAGAGTGGGAGGGATACTCCCGTGGTTCGGTTTATCAGATGATTCATAACGGTAAACTGGCTAACTACATTGAAAAGAAAGAAAAAATAAAGGTCGTGTTTTCATCCTTTACCTCAAATATAAGAAGGAACAGGCCCGCAAGAACATGGAGCAGTCAGCCTTCAATTACAACGTTGTTGTCGGTTAGTAAGTTCAATTATGAGAACTTTTTAAGGAGTTCACATGTTTGATTATCGCGTTTCCAAACATCCACATTTTGACGAATCCTGCCGGGCTTTCGCGCTGCGTCACAATATGGCGAAGCTTGCAGAACGTGCGGGAATGAACGTCCAGACTCTGCGCAACAAGTTGAACCCGGACCAACCGCATCAGCTTACTGCGCCGGAAATCTGGTTGCTGACTGATATCACTGAGGATTCCACGCTGGTTGACGGTTTTCTGGCCCAGATTCACTGCCTGCCATGCGTACCGATGAACGAAGTGGCAAAAGAGAAGCTGCCGCATTACGTCATGAGCGCTACTGCAGAAATCGGACGAGTTGCTGCCGGTGCCGTATCGGGTGATGTGAAAACCACCGCAGGCCGCCGCGATGTTATCAGCAGCATTAACTCTGTTACTCGTCTGATGGCACTGGCTGCCGTTTCGATGCAGGCGCGTTTACAGGCTAACCCGGCGATGGCAAGCGCGGTGGATACCGTGACTGGCCTGGGTGCTTCGTTCGGTCTGATCTGAGGTGTCTATGCTGACTAAAGAACCATCTTTTGCATCACTTCTCGTTAAGCAAAGTCCTGCAATGCACTGCGGTCATGGCTGGATTATGGGAAAGGATGGCAAGCGCTGGCATCCATGCCGCTCTCAGGATGCGCTGCTGGCTGAACTGTCCACTACAAAGCAGGTGAAATCATGGCTATTGAAGACGCTGCGGCGACTGTTCCATTAAGTCATGGCGAGCGACTTGCAGGACTTAACCATATAAACAAACTAAGAGAAAAAGTATTCGGTCTGAATATAGAGCCAGAATTGGAGCGATTTTTAAAGGATATGCGAGATCCAAGAGATGTAAATAATAAACAGAATGTCAGGGTTTTGGCGGCAATGTTATTTGCAGCAAATATTCCTGCTAGGCGTCACAACATAACCGTCAGTGAAATGACGGAAGAGGAAAAGAATAATTTGAAAGAAATAATAAACGCCTTTCGTGCCGCTGTAGGTTTGTTTCCTAAATGGCCTGCAATTCCTAAAAAACCTGCCTAATGATCATCATGGTGGTCATTGTGAAGGTAATTAACAATAACTGAGGATATTAAAATGGCATTTTTTGGTTTCGGTAAAAAAGCACGTAAAGCAGTTCAGGAAGTAAAAAAAATGGAAAACCGCGATGCAGTAGAAGCAACTGTATGGGGCGCATATTCTATTGCCTACTCTGATGGTACATGCGATGCAAAAGAAATTGCAGTACTGGAGAAAACAATCTCGGCATTACCTGCATTTGCACCGTTTTCTGGCGAGATTGCGCAGATGAGCAGCAATATTCGCGCGCGTTATGAGGCGTCACCGCGTTCTGCTAACGCTCAGGCATTGCGTGAACTGGCTGATGTGGCTGGTACACCTGATGCAGTTGATGTGCTTTGTCTTTGCCTGGACATTGCCGATCAGGATGGTATCGGTGAAGAAGAAGAAGCCACTTTGAAAAAGATTGCCCAAGCGTTGCAGTTGCCATTGGACCAGTACCTTTAATGGATAAATTACGCTGTTTAGCAATCTGCGTTCTGCTGTTCCTTGTAGTGGCAGTGGATTTTACCGGGCGCATTATGTCTATGCTGGCAGATGGTGTTTTGGTAGCAGGGATCATTGCAGTGGCGCTACCCATGTTTAAAAAGTCCTAACTCTATAGCCCGTGTAATGCGGGCTATATCTGAATAACCAAACAGAAATTAAAGGCGTAAACCCGCCGGGCTTCTTATTGCCCAAATTCAGGAGAAATAACAATGCGAAATATTGAAACCCGTATCACCAAAACAGGACCAGATGATGCTGGTCTTAACCAGATGCTGGCTGATGCACGTATGGAAGAACGCCGGGCACGTGCCGCAGCAATGGCAGCCCGTCTTGATAGCCTGGCTTGCCATATCACGTCACGTCAGCTTAACCACGTTGAAGCGGCGGAGCTGTTGCGTATTGCGGCTGAAAACATTCAGAACGAAGCACAGGAGATCCACTGATGGCTGATTCAATGGACCTTGTACAGCAACGCGTTGAAGAAGAGCGCCAGCGCCACATCCACACAGCCCGCAACAGAACGCCGGGCATTTCTCGTGTTCTCTGCATTGAGTGCGGTGCACCGATCCCGCCAGCACGCCGCCGCGCCATTCCGGGTGTGCAGTGCTGTGTCACTTGTCAGGAAATCGCAGAGCTGAAAGGCAAACACTATAACGGAGGTGCAGTATGACTATGCGCATCCATCAGATAAAAATTGCACCTAAGTATTTTAATGCCGTAGTCGCTGGCAGCAAAAAGGCAGAGCTTCGTAAAGATGATCGCGGCTACAAAGTTGGTGATGTCCTTTCTCTCTGCGAATGGAAGCACGGTTCATATACTGGTCGGGAATGGGCCGCTGTTATTACCCACACTTTGCCGATTAATGAAGTTGTGGCAGTGGAAGGGCAATGGGTAATTCTTTCTATTCGCTCATTAACGCCGCTTGAGGCTCTCTCCTATGTCATTTCAGGGGGAGCTATATGACCACTATCCTGAAATGGGCGGGAAATAAAACCGCTATCATGCCGGAATTGATTAAGCACCTTCCTGCTGGCTCGCGACTGGTTGAACCTTTCGCGGGTTCCTGTGCTGTGATGATGGCGACAGACTATCCTCATTATCTTGTCGCGGATATTAATCCAGACCTGATTAATCTTTATCAGGTGATTAAGAATGATGTTGAATACTTCATCAAAGAGGGCCGATACCTTTTTGAAGCCCGGAATGATTCAGAGGCATATTATAAGACGAGACAGGAGTTTAACTTGCGCCATGGTGGCGCAATTGAACGCGCATTGTATTTCTTATATTTAAATCGCTATGGTTATCGCGGACTGTGTCGCTATAACTTGAACAGTTATTTTAATGTTCCTTACGGTAATTATAAAAAACCGTACTTCCCTGAAAACGAAATACGTGCATTTGCAGAAAAAGCAAAACGCGCGACGTTTATCTGCGCCAGTTATGACGAAACGCTGGCACTGCTGCAGACGGGTGATGTGGTTTATTGTGATCCACCATATGACGGCACGTTTAACGGATATCACACCGCTGGTTTTACAGAGGATGATCAGTACCATCTGGCGTCTATTCTTGAACGCCGGTCATCAGAAGGCCATACGGTTATCGTGTCCAACAGCGATACGTCTCTGATCCGTTCGCTTTATCGTGATTTTACCCGCCATCGTATAACCGCTAAGCGCAGCATGGGCGTATCAGCCGGTGATGGTAAAACTGCAGTAGAAATTATCGCCACAAAATCAGCATGTTGGTTTGGTGTTGATTTGGCCTCTGGTCCTGATGTCTCGGTGGAAACTGAGGTGCGGGCGTGGCAGTGAGTAAATTCACATTACATCATGCACAAACCACCGGCGGCTCGAATGAGGCCGCCGTGGCCTTTCCATGGAATACCCCAAAAAAGGCGGTTAACCCGTATCTGGAACCGGCGGAAGTAGCGCCGGAGTCTGCGCTTTCAAACCTCATCACTCTGTACGCTGCGGATAACGAACAGGAGCATCTGCGCCGTGAGGCGCTGAGCGATGAGGTCTGGGAACGCTATTTCTTCAATGAATCCCGTGATCCTGTCCAGCGCGAAATGGTGCAGGACCGGCTGATTAGTCGTGCCAAAATGGCGCGCGAGCAGCAGCGTTTTAATCCTGATCTGGTTATTCTGGCTGACGTTAACGCCATGCCACCACACATCAGCAAGCCTTTGCTGGAACGGATTAAATATTTCCATAGCCTGGGCAGAGAAAAGGCTTATTCCCGCTACCTGCGTGAAACCATCAGGCCCTGTCTTGAGCGGCTGGAGCGCGTGCGTGACAGCCAGGCGTCTGCATCTTTCCGGTTCATGGCAAGCCATGATGGGCTGGAGGGACTGCTGGTACTGCCTGAAATGAATCAGGATCAGGTTAAGCGCCTTTCCACACTGGTTGCGGCACATATGAGCATGTGTCTTGATGCGGCCTGCGGTGATTTGTTTGTCTGTGACGATGTTAAACCAGAAGAAATCCGCCAGGCATGGGAAAGGGTTGCCTCAGAAGCCATGCGCCTTGAGGTCATCCCGCCTGCCTTTGAGCAGTTGCGCCGCAAAAAGCGCCGCCGCAAGCCGGTGCCTTATGAACTGATCCCACCGTCGCTGGCGCGTATGCTGTGCGCGGACTGGTGGTATCGCAAACTTTGGCAGATGCGCTGTGAGTGGCGGGAGGAACAGCTGCGAGCCGTCTGCCTGGTTAACAAAAAAGCGTCCCCGTATGTCAGCTATGAAGCCGTGATCCACAAACGCGAGCAGCGCCGCAAATCGCTGGAGTTCTTCCGTTCGCATGAGCTGGTCAACGAAGACGGCGACACGCTGGACATGGAAGATGTGGTGAATGCCAGCAACAGCAACCCGGCACACCGCCGTAATGAAATGATGGCCTGTGTTAAGGGACTGGAGCTGATAGCGGAAATGCGCGGAGACTGCGCTGTGTTTTATACCATCACCTGCCCGTCACGCTTCCACGCAACCCTCAACAACGGCAGACCTAATCCGAAGTGGACCAGTGCCACTGTCCGGCAGAGCAGTGACTATCTGGTTGATACGTTCGCTGCTTTCCGCAAGGCAATGCACAAGGCCGGGCTGCGCTGGTATGGCGTCCGCGTTGCAGAGCCGCACCATGACGGCACCGTGCACTGGCATCTTCTGTGCTTTATGCGCAAAAAAGATCGCCGTTCCATCACCGCGCTGCTGCGTAAGTTTGCCATCCGTGAAGACCGCGAGGAGCTGGGCACCAATACCGGTCCGCGCTTCAAGTCCGAGCTAATCAACCCGCGCAAGGGCACGCCGACAAGCTACATCGCCAAATACATCAGTAAGAACATCGACGGACGCGGGCTGGCTAAAGAAATCAGCAAAGAAACCGGCAGATCACTGCGTGACAGCGCCGAGCATGTCAGCGCCTGGGCGTCGCTGCACCGTGTCCAGCAATTTCGTTTCTTTGGTATTCCGGGGCGTCAGGCATACCGCGAGCTGCGCTTGCTGGCAGGTCAGGCGGCGAGAGTACAGGGCGAACGCAAAGCGGGTGCGCCGGTACTGGATAATCCGCGTCTGGATGCGGTACTGGCAGCTGCGGACGCAGGTTGCTTTGCCACCTACATCATGAAACAGGGCGGTGTACTGGTTCCCCGCAAACATCACCTTGTCCGCACGGCTTATGAGCTTAACGACGAACCGAGCGCCTACGGTGATCACGGTATCCGTATCTATGGCATCTGGTCCCCGATTGTAGAGGGCAAGATTTGCACGCACGCGGTGAAGTGGAAAAAGGTTCGCAAGGCCGTTGACGTTCAGGAGGCGGTAGCCGACCAGGGCGCTAGCGCCCCTTGGACTCGTGGCAATAACTGTCCCCTTGCTGAAAATTTGAACCAACAGGAGAAAGATAAATCAGCTGATGGGGGCACCAGAACGGACATTACCCGCATGGATGACAAGGAATTGCACGATTACCTGTACAGTATGAGCAAAAAAGATCGCCGGGAGCTGGCAGCAAGGTTGCGCCTGGTTAAACCGAAAAGGCGTAAAGACTACAAACAGCGAATTACAGATCATCAGCATCAGCAGCTCGTCTATGAACTGAAGTCCAGAGGATTTGATGGCAGCGAGAAAGAAGTCGATTTGCTCCTTCGCGGTGGCAGTATTCCATCAGGAGCAGGCCTGCGTATCTTCTATCGGAACCAGCGTCTGAAGGAAGATGATAAGTGGCGGAACCAGTATTAATTACGCGGGTTAACAATTCGTGCTCTTAATAATACCAGGCATATCAGGCTGATGAACGTAAAAAACGTTTTACATCAGTAAGATTATTATATACTGTAAATATAAACAGTGGTTATGTGTACAGTATTGCTTGTGGTGTCATAGGAGGAAAGATGCAGGACTATTTTTTGGAGTCTTTGAAGCTCCAGCGCATTGATTTTTTTCTTAAGCTTGTAGCGGCTAGTGAGTGTAGTGATGAAGAGAAGGGGCTGGCCCTGCAGTGGGTTTCTGAACTGACAGATGAACTCATGGCAAAAATCAGAACCCACGAATACAACCGCTCAATGGATGTCATCAATTGAGGTGACTTTTATGCGCATTGAAATAATGATCGATAAAGAGCAGAAGATTAGCCAGTCTACCCTGGACGCCCTTGAATCCGAGCTTTACCGCAATCTGCGCCCCCTGTATCCCAAAACGGTAATTCGTATCCGCAAAGGTAGCTCTAACGGTGTGGAACTGACCGGATTGCAACTGGATGAAGAAAGAAAACAAGTGATGAAAATTATGCAGAAGGTGTGGGAAGACGACAGCTGGCTACATTGATTTTGTCAATAGACGCTTGTTTTTACTAATCAAAAAGGGTTACATATGAGTGAGAGGCGATGTCAATCAGATATCGCCTTGTTTTTCGTCAAGAAAAGAATAATAGGCTAAAAATGAAAATTAATAATGTAGCGTTAACAATATCTCTTGCTGTAATCCTAACTGGTTGCGTGCCACATGCTTCTAACCGAAATATCACTGCTATTGAAGTGGTGAAGCCTGCTATTGGGCAAAGTGCTACCGCCTACATGGGCGATCCCATTATCACATCTGCTACTGGATTTAAAACGGACGTACTAGAACTTGGTGCGGCTAATGGTGCATTGTCTTCTATCGCTGCTGGTACATATTGCAGTGAGGGGAATGGAATTTACCGCAATTATCATAACCCTCAAGCTGTTGCGTTAAAAAATCTCTATGGGCAAATCGGTAACTATGTTGATTATGTTAGTTACGATGCTGCAAAAAATGAGATATCACCGCCAAATGGCACTTCTTATACTGCATCAGAAATTTCTATCAAACGTGTTCCTGATGGACTGTGTCGAGTGAGTAACTCATTGGTTAAGACTATCGAATACAATGGAAATGCAGGCGGTGTAATGAAGTTCACCTATCGTGAATTTGCAAACGATATGGCTCGTGCAGCATTTACAACAGATTTTTCTGTAGATTCTAAGGGAAGTGATGTTATCGCTTACAAAGGTGCCAAGTTCAAAGTGAACAAGGCTGATAACTCGTCTATTTCTTATACAATTATTTCTGGCTTTGACAAGGCTGTCACGTTCTAGGTTTCACGCTTACGGACTATGTTACGATTTTGCACATTCTGCATAAACGCGCATGTCTATGCTGCATGAGATCGCATGATCGTTTGAGGATCTTTTGTGTTAAGGCCCGCCAGTTCTGGCGGGCTTTTGCGTAGATCATGCAGGTGCATGAAAACCACTACATAAAGCGGGCAGGCGTGGCGGGGATACGAGCGCGCGCATGAAGGATAAATAGAATTGAAAATGTGTAATTGTGGGGATAATCTTCAGTTAAACCACGTTACGAAGGATTGACAATGAGTACTTGGAACCAGGCTTACACAGCAAGAGATGATTTGAAAACATATGGTGATAATGGATTGGCTTTGTTTGCTTTAGCCTTGCATTTCCGAATTGATGATATTGATAGCGTTGCTGCAGAGTCCATTACCGATGGGCATGATGATAAGAAATGTGATCTCGTATACATTAATGAAGAAGAAGAGTTTGCCGTACTTGCGCAGTGCTATTTCTCAAGCAAAGCAAGACAAGAAGCACCAGCGAATAAAGCTAGTGACCTTAATATTGCTTTGGCATGGCTTCTACAAAGAGATTTGCTAGACGTACCAGACAGAATAAAATCTTCAGCTCAACAGATACGAACGTCAATTAAGCAAGGGAAAATTAAAACCTTATATGTTTGGTATGTTCATAATCTGCCATCTTCAGCGAATGTGGTGCAAGAATTAATTACAGTGCAGCAAACAGCCACAACAATTTTGAATCATGATTTTGAAGATGCTAAAGTGCAAGTCCATGCAATGGAAGTCGGTGCCGAAAAATTGACGGAATGGTATAGTGAGTCTCTTTCACCAATACTGGTTGATGAGATATTCAATATAAAAGTCAGTGATGGAGGATATGAAATTAAAGGAAGTAATTGGAATTCATTCTGCACCACCATACAGGGAAGGGACTTAGCGAGAGCGTACAGGAAACATAAATTAAAAATATTTTCAGCTAACGTAAGAGACTACCTTGGGTCACGATCCTCTGATTCAAATATAAATAATGGAATTCGCACTAGTGCAGAAAATTCTGCGTCAGATTTTTGGGCATTCAACAATGGCGTTACTGTATTGGTGCATGAGTATAAATTTGATGAAGCTGCAAAGAATCTCGAAGTTAAAGGGATGTCAATAGTCAACGGTGCTCAAACAACAGGTGCTCTTGGAACATTGCAAAGGTTGCCTTCGGAATCAGTCAAAGTTCAGGCGAGATTCATTAAAGTTAATGATGCGGATGCGGATTTAATACAGAATATAATTCAATATAACAATAGTCAGAATAAGGTTGAGGCATCAGATTTTAGAAGTACGGACAAAATACAAAAACGACTTAAAAGTGAATTTGCTTCTATTCCTGATGCCGAATATGATGGTGGAAGGCGTGGAGGTGCAGAAAGTGTCATTCGGCGAAAAACCAATCTACTGCCATCTTATACTGTTGGGCAGGCCTTAATGAGTTTCCATGGTGAACCAACAGTTGCTTATAATCAGCGATCTGCTATTTGGACTAATGATACTCATTATTCAAAGATTTTTAATGAAAGCACAAAAGCTTCACATATTGTATGTGCTTACTCTCTTATGCGATGCATTGAGAATAAAAAAATAGCTTTGGCAAAGAAAGATAATCTTTCAAAAAATGATAGTGCTCAGTTAGGATATCTAAGGCATCGTGGTTCAATACCTTTACTTTGCTCAGCTATCGCTGAATGTCTGGAGAATTTTTTAGGACGCCCTGTTCCTGATTTATTTAGGGTTTCGTTTGGAAATGCAATTTCTCCTTCTAAAGCTGAAAGCATCTGGGAACCAATTGTTGATGTATGTCTGGCTTTAAGTAATCAGTTGCTACCCGCATTGATAGATGGCGGATTGAAAAGTCCAACAAAGGTAAAAGAGTGTATATCCAACTTTTCGCAGTTGATAACTGCAACAACTCAAATGAATCAACCTGTTTATGAGGTGTTTGAGAAAAAAATCAAATCTGCATTCTAATTAGAAAAGGCCTCGAGCGAGGCCTTTAATATAGTTTATTATTCCAAAAATCAATCAACATCTAATGAATATGGTTCAAAGCGGATCACTTCTTCGCCCAGCCAGTCGTTAAGTTCCTGCAGTCGCTTCTGCAGCGGCATCAACTCGTTGCGGACAAAGACGCGGCTGGCCTTTTCCACATCACCAAAGCCGCCGGTATTGTTGGGGATGATGCCCATCATCTGCGGCGGTACGCGGTGCGCTGCCATCATGTCATCGCGGCTCACGTTCTTGATGTTCAGAAACTCATCCTTTGCCGCAACTTCCGACAACGGGATGATCTGGATGCCGTCCTTTTTACCGTTGGGCGAATACATAAACAGGTTGCGGAAGTTGCCCGGCCCTTTGGCGCTTTTCATTGCCTGGCGGATATTGTTCACGTCCTCCTGGTTCTGTGCTGCGTCGGTCATGTACATGATGAAGCCAGCATGGCTGCCGTTGATGTAATACTTCCGGCGAAACAGCGTTGCGGACTCGTTGAGCAGGGTTGACGGGATAGCGGAAAGATAGCCGGGCAGCCCATAAATCTCCTGGTTAATATCCGGCTCCAGCAGATGAAAAATATTGCCCTGCGTAAATTCATAGGGCTGCGTGGTCAGGCCATACTGCACAAACCAGTAGGTGTCGAGATCCACGCCGCGCCGTGTGTACTTCGCCAGTGCTGGCTCCAGCGAGAGAACGCCGCCGAGCCGGTTGGTGCGCTTTTCCAGATAGGCGTTGCCGAACACCAGATAGTCCTGGACGAAACGGGCAAAAGCCTGCTGGCTGAGCAGGCGGTGCGGGATGTAGGTACTGCTGAGAATGTCACGCTTAACAGCAATCGGTGAGCTGTGATGTACGGCGGCGCGATAGGTGCGCGCCAGTCCGTCAAAGCTCACCGGCGGCTCATACCAGCGGTCCATCTGCACGCATTCCACGTAGTCCAGTAATTCGCGTCGGTCTAACACCGGCACCGGGTCGCCAAAGCTGAACGCCTCCGCCGCAGCGCCGCCTGATTGTGCGTTGTGATCTACCGCTGCGCGGTTATTCTTGTTTTTACGTTTGCTCATGCCGCCTGCTCCTTGTCATTCTGGGGCCATTCGCACATAAACAGCATTTTCCAGTCCTCTGCTGATAATTCTTTTTTCATGTCATTCAGCCATTCATCATCAAAGAGCGCGGCTCCGGTTGCGAGCGTTGCCCCGGATGCTGCAGCGTCATCAGCGGTAAAGGCCATGCAGGTAGTGCTGTTGCGGGCAATCAGCTTCTTGTATTCCTGCCATGCCTCGGGATTGCGGCTTGGGGTGGTGTAGTAGGTAGCGTGATAGCGCGCGTGCATGGACAGGCTTTTGGCGAGCGCAATCATATTTTTTGGGGAGTCAGCCCAGGCATACTCTGACACGTAGACGTTTCCATGGAGCGCGGCGGCGAGACTTTCCGGCCCGATAAAATAAATAACCGCACCGTTTGGTAGTTCAAGATGCGCTTTACCTGATTTTATTTCCCCAAGATGCGTCCAGGCTGCGGCCTCACCTAAAAAAGCTGACATATAGTTTTTGACTGTCAGGGCTGATGCCGGATTGCAGCCCAGAAAAATCTGGTTGCGTCCGGTATGCAGTGCATCGTTCAGGGCTTCGTAGGCAAAAAAGAAATCCGCGCCAGCCTGACGCATTTTTGTAAGCACGTGGTTTCTGCTGCGTGCGCCACTGTTCCATTCATGCTGGTAAGCAAAGAAAGGGCGATCTACAGGCAGGCTGGCGGTAGTCATGAGGTTAGTTGGGGTTGAGTGCATCAAAAAATCTCCACAATGTTGCTGGTATTGGCGGATTCGCCCTGTAGCGGTTCGTTAAACAGTGCGTGCATCGTTGCCCAGGCCAAATCTGCGTGGCTGGCTTCTTCGCTGCGGCTGGCTTCGTAGGTAGGGCGGTTGCCGCTGGCGGTGGTGGCGCGGCGGATAGCCATAAAGGACTGCGCAATGTCGGTGTGTCCCGCGTCAAACTCCAGACGGCGGTGGCTGATAATGTCGTACGCCTTGAGCACCAGGGCATTTTTGACGTTGGGGTTGTAGACAAACTCCCGCACGGCAGGAAAGAACGCTTTCACGTTCTCGTAGACACCGTGACCGACGCCGGTCGAGTCGATGCCGATATAGGTCACGTTGTACTGCTGCGTCAGTTTTTTAATGGCGTCAGCCTGGGCGCGGAAGTCCATCCCGCGCCACTGGTGTCGCTCCAGAATGCGGAACTTGCCGCCCGGCACGGCTGGCGGTGCCACCACCACGCAGCCGGCGCTGTCACCGTTCTGCGTGCCTTTCGCCGGGTCGTAACCGATCCAGACTTCCCGCCAGCCAAACGGGCGCAGCGCCAGCGCCTGAAAATCGGCCCAGACTTCCCAACTGTCCACCATGCACGCCTGCAGCTCGCTGAGCGGGAATACTGACGCCAGATCGTCAATAAATTCGCACATCAGCAGGTTCTGGTATTCGTCCGGGCTGTACTCCATGCGCAGCTGGTCGAGATCGAACAGGTTACAGCCGCCGCGCACGGCATCTTCCACGGTGACGATCTGGCGGTACTGTCCGTCAGGGCAGAGCAGGCCGCGCGCAAGGTTGCTGTGGGTCAGGTCAATATCCACCTTGTCCGCTTTGGCACGGCCTCGGTTGAACAGCGCACCGGACCAGAACGGATAAGCACTGTGGGTCAGGCTGGAGGGCGTGGAAAAATAGGTTTGTCGCCATTTCTTGTGAATAGCCATACCGGAAGCCACTTTGCGCAGTTCCTGGAATTTTGGTATCCAGAAATATTCATCCAGGTACAGATTACCGTGATAGCTCTGCGCCGTGCGGGCGTTGGTGCCGAGAAAGTACAAAGCTGCCCCATTGGGTAACACCATGGGATCGCCTTTCAGCTCAACATCCACCTCTTTTGCAAAGTTGATAATGTACTGCTTAAAGACGTGCGCCTGTGCCTTACTGGCAGAAAGGAAAATCTGGTTGCGTCCGGTCAGCAGGGCGTCAACCAATGCTTCACGGGCAAAATAAAACGTGGCGCCAATCTGGCGCGACTTGAGCAGGTTGCGGATGCGGTTTGTTTTCCCGGCTTCAAACCAGTGACGCTGATAGTCGAACATAGAGGCGTGGAAGACTTCTTCCAGCTTTTCGATCTGTTCATCAGTGAAAACATTCTTTTCCGGCTGCCTGCGCGGACCTTTGTTACGGTTGGCTACTTTCGGGTTTAAATCTGCCTCGTTGCCGCTGTCGTTAAATTTACCGATCCGGGCGTGGCGCTCTGACTGGCGCGCCAACAGGTCAATCTCCTTGAAGTCTTTCCCTTCTTTATGCTCCTTCATGATGAGCTGGCAGTAACGCGCGGCGGTGGTGAGCTGCATCTGATCCAGCGGCCCATAGTCGCCCCACTTGTCGCGTTTCTTCCAGCTGTGAACGGTTGCAACTTTCTCACCCAGCATTTCAGCAATGCGGGCGACGCGGTATCCCTGAAAGTACAGCAGCATGGCCTGCCGACGGGGATCGAGGTCTGCGGGTGTCAGTGTGGTGTTCATGGCACAAACCTACAGCCTTGAATGAAGGCTTTCCCCGCCTGCGGTTTGTGTGGTTGTCGGTACAAATACCGCGCATTGTTTCACTGCCCCCATCACCGCAACCATAAGGCTCCAGTAAGTTTTTTCTAACGGAGCACGGCTCATGACAGTGAAAGCAAAGCGTTTTCGCATCGGGGTGGAAGGTGCCACCACCGACGGACGCGAAATCCAGCGTGAATGGCTGGAACAGATGGCAGCCAGCTACAACCCGGCGGTGTACACCGCGCTGATTAACCTTGAGCACATCAAGTCTTATCTGCCGGACAGCACCTTTAATCGCTACGGCAAGGTGACGGCGCTGTTTGCTGAAGAAATCACGGAAGGTCCGCTGGCAGGCAAGATGGCGCTGTATGCCGACGTTGAGCCAACGGAGTCCCTGGTGGAGCTGGTGAAAAAAGGCCAGAAATTATTCACCTCTATGGAAGTCAGCCCGAAGTTTGCTGATACGGGCAAAGCCTACCTGGTCGGCCTGGCTGCTACTGATGACCCTGCCAGTCTGGGTACGGAAATGCTGACATTCAGCGCCAGTGCAGCCCATAACCCGCTGGCAAACCGCAAGCAGAATCCCGCCAATCTCTTTACCGCCGCCGAAGAAACGCTGATCGAACTGGAAGAAGTCCAGGACGAAAAGCCGTCTCTCTTTGCCCGCGTTACCGCGCTGTTCACCAAAAAAGAGCAGACCGATGATGCGCGTTTTTCCGACGTGCACAAAGCCGTTGAGCTGGTCGCCACCGAGCAGCAGAACCTGAGCGAGCGCACTGATAAATCCCTGTCCGACCAGGACGCGCGCATTTCTGAGCTGGAGTCCTCGCTGCAGGAGCAACAGGCCGCCTTTACCGAGCTTCAGCAGCAGCTGAGCCGTGAAGACAGCCGTAAAGATTACCGCCAGCGCGCGCCGGGCGGTGACGCACCGGCAGGCACCCTGACCAATTGCTGATGGAGCATAAAACCCGATGAAAAAGAATACCAAATTTGCCTTTAACGCTTACCTGCAGCAACTGGCGCGCCTGAATGGTGTGGAAGTTGAGGAACTGTCCAGCAAGTTCACCGTGGAGCCCTCCGTGCAACAGACGCTGGAGGATGAGATCCAGCAGTCCGCCGCATTCCTAACGTTCATTAACATTTCACCCGTTGATGAGCAGTCCGGGCAGCTTCTGGGGCTGGGCGTAGGTAGCACCATTGCCGGAACCACCGACACCACTAAACAGGACCGCGAACCTACCGATCCGATGGTGATGAAGGACATTGAATATAAATGCGAGCAGACCAACTATGACACGGTGCTGACCTACGCGAAGCTGGACCTGTGGGCGAAATTCCAGGACTTCCAGGTGCGTATCCGCAACGCCATCGTTAAGCGTCAGGCGCTGGACCGCATCATGATCGGCTTTAACGGCGTGAAGCGCGCCAAAACTTCCAATCGTGCTGAAAACCCGCTGCTGCAGGACGTCAATAAAGGCTGGCTGCAGAAAATCCGCGAAGACGCGCCGGATCACGTCATGGGCAGCACCACAAAAGACGGCGTTACGACAGCGGGCACCGTTAAAGTCGGTAAAAAAGCCTCTGAATTAACGGAAGGCGGCTATGAAAATCTGGACGCACTGGTGATGGATGCGGTTAACGAACTGATCGATGTGGTCTATCAGGACGATGACGAGCTGGTTGTTGTCTGTGGTCGTGAACTGCTGTCTGACAAGTATTTTCCGCTGGTCAACAAAGAGCAGGACAACAGCGAAAAAATCGCCGCCGATCTGATTATCAGCCAGAAACGTATGGGTGGCCTGCAGGCTGTGCGCGCGCCTTTCTTCCCGGCAAATGCCCTGCTTATCACCCGTCTGGATAACCTGTCCATCTACTGGCAGGCAGACACCCGCCGCCGTTCTGTTATCGACAACCCGAAACGTGACCGGATTGAAAACTTTGAATCCGTCAACGAGGCGTATGTGGTCGAGGACTACCGCTGCGCGGCGCTGGTTGAAAACATCGAAATCGGTGATTACAGCGCGCCTGCCGCACCGGAAGGTGGGGAATAACGCATGAGCCTGAGTCCCGCACGGCAGCACCGCCTGCGCATTCAGGCCGAACAGGCCGCCCGTGAGGGCGGCAGTGTTCGCCATGCGTCGGGCTATGACCTGATGCTGCTGCAACTGGCAGAAGATCGCCGTCGCCTTAAAGGCATCCAGTCCACGGTGAAAAAGGCGGAAATCAAGGTGGAGCTGCTGCCGAAATATTCTGCCTGGGCGGAGGGTGTGCTGGCTGCCGGAGGTACACAACAGGATGACGTGCTGATGTACGTGATGCTGTGGCGTATCGACGCCGGTGATTATGCCGGTGCGCTGGAAATCGGGCGTCATGCGCTGCGCCATGGCTGGGTGATGCCGCTGGGCAACCGTAACGTGCAGACCGTGCTGGCAGAAGAAATGGCAGACGCGGCGCAAGGCGCTCTGCTGGCCGCAGCCGGTTTTGATGCCGATCTGCTTTTGCAGACGCTGGACCTGACAACCGATCTGGATATGCCGGACCAGTCGCGGGCGCGTCTGCATAAAGCCATCGGCGCTGTACTGAGCGAAAGCAATCCGGCGTCTGCCCTGAATCACCTTACCCATGCGCTGCAGCTCGATCCCCGCTGCGGTGTGAAAAAAGAAAAGCAGCAGCTGGAGCGCAGACTGCGCAATGACAGCCGCTAACGAACGTGCCCCGCGCACGGGCGGCACGGGATGGCGAAAGGCACTGCCACATCAAAATTCCGTCCACCGCCCACTTATTCAGGAGAAAGCCGCATGAAGTTTGTTGCGCCCGAACAGGCACCGGAACAGGCGGAGGTCATCAAAAATACGCCGTTCTGGCCTGATGTGGACCTGTCGGAATTTCGCAGTGTGATGCGCACTGACGGCACGGTGACGCAGCCGCGTTTAAAGCAGGTCGTGCTGACGGCGATCTCTGAGGTTAACGCTGAGCTGTACGACTTCCGCAACCGTCAGCAGATGCAGGGCTGGCGGACACTTGCTGAGGTTCCCGCAGAAATGCTGGACGGTAAAAGCGAGCGTATCCGGCACTACCACAACGCTGTTTTTTGCTGGGCGCGCGCTGTGCTTAATGAGCGTTATCAGGACTATGACGCCACGGCGTCAGGCGTGAAGCGAGGGGAGGAGCTGGCGGAGGCCAGCGGCGATCTGTGGCGTGATGCCCGCTGGGCCATCAGCCGGGTGCAGGATGCACCGCACTGTACGGTGGAGCTTATCTGATGAAAGTGCGTGCGCATCAGTATGACACGGTGGACGCGCTTTGCTGGCGTCATTACGGGCGCACGCAGGGTGTCACTGAGCAGGTTCTGCAGGCAAATCCGGGGCTGGCTGAGTACGGCCCATTTTTACCGCACGGGCTGCAGGTGGAGCTGCCGGACATTACGGCGTCAACCACGGCGCAGACCGTCCAGCTATGGGACTGAATTATGACGCTTGAACGAATCAGCGCCTTTATCACTTACTGCATTGCCGTGCTGCTGGCATGGCTGGGCGATCTGTCGCTCAAGGATGCGTCAACGGTTGGCGGCGTACTGATTGGTGTGCTGATGCTGGCTATCAACTGGTACTACAAACACCAGTCTTTCAAATTGTTACGTGGCGGCAAGATTTCGCGGGGGGAATATGAATCCTTCAATCGTTAAGCGCTGCCTTGTCGGGGCGGTGCTGGCTATCGCAGCCACGCTGCCCGGATTTCAGTCGCTTCATACCTCCGTTGAGGGGCTGAAACTGATCGCCGATTACGAGGGATGCCGCCTGCAGCCTTATCAGTGCAGCGCGGGCGTCTGGACTGACGGGATCGGCAATACGTCCGGTGTGGTGCCTGGAAAAACCATCACGGAACGGCAGGCGGCGCAGGGACTTATCACCAACGTGCTGCGCGTGGAGCGGGCACTGGATAAATGTGTGGTGCAGCCGATGCCGCAAAAGGTCTATGACGCGGTGGTGTCGTTTGCTTTCAACGTGGGCACCGGCAACGCCTGCAGCTCCACGCTGGTTAAGTTGCTGAACCAGCGGCGCTGGGCGGATGCCTGCCATCAGCTGCCGCGCTGGGTATATGTCAAAGGTGTGTTTAATCAGGGGCTGGACAACCGCCGCGCGCGGGAAATGGCCTGGTGCTTAAAAGGAGTATAGCGAAATGAAATGGTTAAAAAGTTACTGGCTGCCGCTCTCGGTTCTGGCGCTCCTTGTGATGGTTGATGTGAATTTCCCGGCATCTCATGCGCTTTTCCCACTGGCGCTGGTTATGTGGTTTGAGTATGCCGCTTTTTCACTGGTTTGTTTTGCTGGTTTGTACTCCTGCACCCTGACGGGGAGTGATCGGCTACGCGTCCGTCAGTTGCTCAGCAGGGTGCTGGGGCTAATGGATAAAGTACCTCTCACCTGGTATCAGCGTCTCGCTCTTGCCTTTGTCATGTTGCTTGCCGGATGGAAGCTCACGGGGATGGTGTGTGTTTTTACAGTAGCCATGAGCTTAGCAATAAAAGATGAGCTAAAGGCACTGCGGGAATGAATCGTTTACTGGCAGTGGTTCTGGCGCTGGTACTTGCGGCGCTGGGCTGGCAGTCGTGGCGGCTTAACAATGCCAGCCACACCATCGAGACGCAGGGCGCGGTGCTGAAAAGCAAAACGCAGGAGCTGACGAAGAAAAACAGCCAGCTGATCGGCCTGTCCATTCTGACCGAAACCAACAGCCGGGAGCAGGCGCGGCTTTATGCGGCAGCGGAACAGACCACCGCACTTCTGCGCAGCCGCCAGCACCGGATCGAGGAACTGAAACGTGAAAATGAGGATTTGCGCCGCTGGGCTGATACTCCTTTGCCTGCTGACATTATCCGGCTGCGGGAGCGTCCGGCCCTCGCCGGAGGTGCAGCTTACCGTGAGTGGCTGTCCCAGAGTGACGCAGTGCCGTCTGGAAAGGTCAGCGCCGCGCAGTAACGGCGATCTGAACGCGGTGCTGGATGAAACCGAGGCCGCCTGGGCGGTCTGTGCTGACAAAGTGGACACGATTATTGCGTGTCAGGAGCGAGACAGTGAACAAACCGCAGTCCTTACGCAGCGCCCTGAATAAAGCGGTTGCTTATGTCCGCGACAACCCGGACAAGCTGCACCTTTTCGTTGATAACGGCTCAATGGTGGCAACCGGTGCCAGCTCCATGTCATGGGAATACCGCTACACCCTGAACGTGGTGATCGAGGATTTCAGCGGCGACCAGAATCTGCTGATGGCTCCTGTGCTGCTGTGGCTAAGTGACAACCAGCCGGATGCTATCAATAACCCGGAGCTGCGCGAAAAACTGTTCACCTTTGAAGTGGATATTCTGCGCAACGATGTGTGCGATATCAGCCTGAACCTGCAACTGACGGAGCGCGTGCTGGTCAGCACTAACGGCAGCGTGTCAAGCGTTGAAGCGGTGCCGGAGCCGGACGAACCCGAAGAAATGTGGACGGTGAAACGTGGATGAACTGCAGAGGGTGGATGACTGGCTGACGGCGCTACTGGCGAATCTGGAGCCTGCCGCGCGCAGCCGTATGATGCGGCAACTGGCGCAACAGCTGCGCCGGACGCAGCAGCAGAACATCAGGCTGCAGCGTAATCCTGACGGTAGCGGCTATGAGCCGCGCCGGGTGACTGCCCGCAGCAAGAAGGGACGCATCAAACGCCAGATGTTTGCAAAGCTTCGCACCACAAAATACCTGAAAACCACCGCCAGTGCGGACTCCGCCAGCGTGCAGTTTGATGGCAAGGTGCAGCGCATTGCCCGTGTTCACCATTACGGCCTGCGGGATCGCGTCAGCCGAAAAGGCCCGGAGGTCCGCTACGCAGAGCGCCGCCTTTTGGGCGTGAATGATGAGGTGGAAACCATCACCCGTGACACTCTGCTGCGCTGGCTGGCGGGGTGATCTTTGTGCCACTGCTGGCACAAGCGCCCGCGCTGCCTTCCTTTTCCCTCTGATGGCAACCTTTCGTTATGAATGCACAACTGACCGAAATCATGCGCCTTATCACCAACCTGATCCGCACCGGCACCGTGACCGAAGTGGACCGGGAAAACTGGCTGTGCCGGGTGAAAGTGGGCGAGCTTGAAACTAACTGGATTAACTGGCTGACGCTGCGTGCCGGTGGTGCCCGTACATGGTGGTGCCCGTCGCCGGATGAGCAGGTGGTGGTGCTGAGCATGGGCGGCAATCTGGAAACCGCTTTTGTGCTGCCCGCCATCTACTCCAATCAGTTTGCGCCGCCGTCGGATTCTGTGGACGGCTGCGTGACGGAGTACCCGGACGGGGGCTGGTTTGAGTACGAACCCGCCACCGGGCGGTGGCATGTCCGGGGTATCAAATCCATGGTGATCGAGGCGGCGGACAATATCACCCTCAAAACCGGTGAGTTTGTGGTGGAGGCTGACACAACACGCATTAACAGCGAGGTGGTGATCAACGGCGGCGTCACCCAGGGCGGCGGCGCAATGAGTTCTAACGGGGTCGTGATGGATAAACACGGTCACACTGGCGTTAAGTCAGGCGGGGATACATCGGGAGGTCCGGTATGACGTTGTATATCGGTATGAGCAGGAATGACGGGCAGGTCATTGCAGATACCGACCATCTGCGCCAGTCGGTGCGGGATATTCTGCTGACGCCGCAGGGCAGTCGTCTTGCTCGCCGGGAATATGGCTCCCTACTGTCAGCCCTGATTGACCAGCCGCAGAACCCGGCACTGCGCCTGCAGATTATGTCTGCAGTCTATGTGGCGCTGAACCGCTGGGAGCCGCGCCTTACGCTGGACTCCATCATCATCAACGGCAATTTTGACGGCTCTATGGTGGTTGAGCTTACCGGGCAGCGCAACAACGGCGCGCCGGTTTCACTTTCGGTAACTACAGGAGCAGACAATGGCAGTCATTGACCTTTCCCGGTTACCGCCGCCGCAGATAGTGGACGTGCCAGATTTTGAGACGCTGCTGGCTGAGCGCAAGGCCGCTTTTGTGGCTTTTTATCCTGTGGATGAACAGGACGCGGTGCGGCGCACGCTGGCGCTGGAATCTGAACCCGTCACCAAGCTGCTGCAGGAAAGCACATACCGCGAAATCCTGCTGCGCCAGCGTATTAACGAGGCTGCGCGGGCGGTGATGGTGGCCTATTCGATAGGAAATGATCTTGAGCAGCTGGCAGCCAACTGCAACGTGAAACGCCTGACGGTAGTGCCTGCTGATAATGATGCAGTACCGCCGGTCGCCGCAGTGATGGAAGATGATGAGGCGCTGCGCCAGCGCATCCCTGCAGCATTTGAGGGACTGTCCGTTGCTGGCCCTACGGGAGCCTATGAATTTCACGCCAGAAGTGCGGACGGACGTGTGGCAGATGCCAGCGCAACCAGTCCGGCCCCTGCAGAGGTGGTACTTACCGTACTGAGCCGGGAGGGTGACGGTACAGCAGTAAAAGACCTGCTGGATGTGGTTGAAAAAGCCCTGAACAGTGAGAGTGTACGCCCGGTGGCTGACCGTCTGATGGTTCGTAGTGCGGAGATCATACCGTACCGGGTGGAGGCTACCATTTTTCTTTATCCGGGGCCGGAAGCGGAGCCTGTTATGGCGGCGGCAAAAGCCAGCCTGCAGAAGTACATCGCCAGTCAGACGAGGCTGGGACGTGATATCCGCCGCAGCGCCATTTATGCCGCGTTGCACGTGGAGGGCGTTCAGCGTGTGGAGCTGACGTCCCCTCTGGAGGATGTGGTGCTGGATAAGACGCAGGCGGCATCCTGTACTGAATGGAGCGTTACCAACGGGGGCACGGATGAATAGTCTGTTGCCGCCGGGTTCGTCGCCGCTTGAGCGCCGACTGGCGCAGACCTGCAGCGGGATTTCCGATCTGCAGGTATCGCTGCGTGATTTGTGGAACCCGGCAACCTGCCCGATCAGATTCCTGCCTTATCTGGCCTGGGCGTTTTCTGTTGACCGCTGGGATGAAAGCTGGACAGAAAACGTCAAACGCCGTGTGGTGCAGGATGCTTTCTATATCCATCAGCATAAAGGAACAATCAGCGCCGTGCGGCGTGTGGTTGAGCCGTTCGGCTTCCTGATCCGCATCATTGAGTGGTGGCAGACCGGCGAAACGCCGGGGACGTTCCGTCTGGATATTGGCGTACAGGATCATGGTATCACCGAAGACACCTATCTGGAGCTTGAGCGCCTGATAAGCGATGCCAAACCATGCAGCCGCCACATGACAGGTATGTCCATTAATATGCAGACCAGCGGCCCTTACTGGGTTGGCGCAGCCAGCTACCTTGGCGAAGAAATCACGGTATATCCGTATATCAATGAAACGATTGTTTCCGGCGGCACCGCATATGAAGGCGGGGCAGTCCATGTTATTGACACAATGAGAGTGAATCCATGAGCGCAAAATTTTATACCCTGCTGACGGAGATCGGCGCGGCGAAACTGGCAAGCGCCGCCGCGCTCGGTGTCCCGCTGAAAATTACCCATATGGCGGTGGGAGACGGTGGCGGTGTGCTGCCCACACCCAGCGCACAACAGACCGCGTTAGTTGCTGAGAGGCGCCGCGCAGCGCTGAATATGTTGTATATCGACCCGCAGAACAACAGCCAGATTATTGCTGAGCAGGTAATCCCGGAAACTGAGGGCGGGTGGTGGATTCGTGAAGTTGGCCTGTTTGATGAAACCGGTGCGCTGATCGCTGTGGGTAACTGCCCTGAGAGCTACAAGCCGCAGCTGACAGAAGGGAGCGGACGTACGCAGACCGTGCGCATGGTACTGATTACCAGCAGCACCGATAATATCACCATGAAAATTGACCCTGCAGTAGTGCTGGCAACCCGTAAATATGTGGATGATAAGGCGCTGGAGCTGAAGGTATATGTAGACGACCTGATGGCAAAGCATCTTGCTGCGCCGGACCCGCATTCACAGTATGCGCAGAAGGACAGCCCGACACTCACAGGGATTCCAAAGGTACCGACGCCAGCGGCGGGTAACAGCACTAAACAGATTGCGAACACGGAATTTGTGGCATCGTCTATTGCGGCAATGGTGGATTCTGCGCCTGCAGCACTGGATACGCTGAACGAGCTGGCAGCGGCTCTGGGGAATGACCCGAACTTTGCCACGACGATGATAAACGCTCTGGCTGGAAAGCAACCGCTGGACAATACACTGACGAATTTAAGCGGAAAAGATATCGCCGGCCTTCTCACA